ACATGGGTATTACAACATGAGATAAAGACATCTGATGGAAAGCCTTTTGAGTTCGATAAGCATCGGTTCATGGTGGACTTTCTCAATGACATGAGTCCACTGCAAGTGTTATTAAAGCCACCACAAATAGGAGCGAGCGAGACTGAGATTGTTAAATCTTTCTTCGTGGCGCACCAATTAGGCAAAGACATCATCTATACATTGCCTACACAGACTGACGTATATGATATGGTTGGTTCAAAGGTGAATCGTATCGTCGCACAGAATCCTATCCTCAAGGAATGGGTGAAAGACCACGACACGGTAGAACAAAAGGCAGTCGGCTCTAATATCATCCATTATCGTGGCACATTCACCGCTAAGGCGGCCATGATGGTTTCTTCAGGTCTCAACATCCATGACGAGGTAGATGCTTCAGATTTAAGCGTCATTACGCAATATGAGAACCGTCTGCAAGCGCAAGAAGATGGTGGAATGCGTTGGTACTTCTCACATCCTAGCCTCAAGGGAATGGGAGTGGATGTCTACTGGGAGAAGTCAGATAAAAAGGAATGGGTAATCACTTGTCCTCAATGCAAACAAAAACAAGTATTGACGTGGCCTAACTCAATATCGAGAGCTAAGGAAGCGTATGTGTGCAAAAAATGCAATGAGATTTTATCTGATGAAACGAGAATTGATGGTGAATGGGTAAAGACCGCAAAGGGAGAGTTCAGCGGCTACCATGTAAGCCAGCTCATGATTTACCACAAAACAGCAAAAGACATCATCACCGCGTATGATGATCCGCTCAAAGACAAGCAGTATTTCTATAACTACGTCCTTGGTCTTCCGTATGTTGGAGGGGATGACCAGATTACCGCAGAACAAGTACTCAAGAACTGCACAGATAGCACTAACTCACAGGGAGGAAAGATAATCATCGGTGTTGATACAGGACTGCCTATTTATTATGTTATGATGAATGCAGAAGGTGTCTTTTACTATAGTACATGCAAGCCTACAGAGAACGGTTCAGACCCGTATGATGACTTAAGAAAGCTGCTCAATCGCTTTCGTAATTCAGTATTGGTATCAGACCAAGGAGGGGACTTGATAGGTATTCGTAAGCTCCAAGGTGAGTTTCCTGGTCGTGTATTTCTCGCCTACTATCGCAAAGACCGCAAAAGCAATGAGATAGTCACATGGGGAGAAGGAGAGAAGTACGGCGATGTTTACATTGACCGCAACAGGCAGATGCAGCTTCTCATTGAGCAGCTTAAGGAGTTAGGGAGAGTGAAGCTTAATGGGACTTCTGAAGAATGGAAAGAATATGCAGACCACTTCGCTTCCATGTATCGTGAGAAGGTTGTAATAAAAGAGACAAAGGACAAGGATGATAGGAGCCTCTACGGTGCTGAGTATGTGTGGAAGCGTCGTGGCCCTGACCATTGGGCACATGCTACGCTCTACGCAGTGACAGGGATGCAGAAATACGGACAGTCCCTAGCGTCAACGACATCGCCCGACATATTAGATTCTCTCAAAGTAGGCGTGGTCGATACACACTTCACTGGAGATGTTATATTGAGGTCATTATCAGAAGATTCTCCTTTTTAATACAAAAAAACGCCAGCCAACCTAAATGGCAGATAACAATTACGAATACCTAGACCCCGTAAGTCTCAATATCAAAGGTGTTGAAGACCTCGTTTCTTCGCGCGTCAACCGTATCGGTCGTGGACTTGGTAACAATGAAGAAGGCCCAACAGGTCAGCGTGTAGACTCTCTCGACTTAGAGATGGATGACAGCGAACTGCTCGAACAGGCGACGCAATGGACATCGCAATATGCAGGATATGAAGGAAAGATACGTCCCAAACAGGAATCAAATAAGCGATATTACATCGGAAGTCAGAAGGCTAATTATGCACCGTATGCGACCGATGACACTCCGATAGCTTCCAACTATATATTTCCTGCTCTTGAGACCTTTCTTGCAGCGGCACTCTCTAAGAATCCTGACCCTGTAGTGTGGTCTGACAATACGCCAGAAGGACAGAAACTTGCCGATGATACTCAGACGATGCTGCAATTCCATGCAGACCAGCTTTCATTGCGTCCTAAGCTCGCTCTTATGGTGCGCCAATGGTCAATGTCCTATCTTGGTGTGCTGAAGCATGGATGGGATGAATACAAGAGTCAAGGCGAGAAAGCAGGTGACATAAATCTTGACCTCCGGCCTATCGAGAACTTCATCTTCGATGTACGAGGCTATGTAGACGTGGATGGCGACTTCATCGGCTATCTCGGTGAACGTATCAAAAAGACCGCTAAGGAGCTTATTGAGATGTTCCCAGAACATGAGGCATATATCACTCTCCAAGTGGATGGAAATCTGGGAACTGAATGCACCTATACGGAATGGTGGACGGACGAATACTACTTTTGCACGTACATGAACATCGTGCTCGACAAGGGAAAGAACAACTTCTTCAATCATGAAAAGGGCAAGCGAAATCATTTCGCCAAGCCTAAGAAGCCCTATACATTCCTCTCAATCTTCAGCTTTGGCAACCAACCCCATGACGTTACCTCACTTATCGAGCAGAACATCCCCAATCAGAACCTCATCTCGAAGGAAGTGCATCAGCTTGATTACAACATCTCCCGTAACAACAACAGTACCGCTTTCAGTGCGAATAACTTTAATCAGCAGACTGCCAAGCAAGCCACACACGCATGGATTACAGGCCACAATGTCCTTGTTCCTCCTGGTGTTCCAATCAATGAAGCGATAGTCAACTTCCCCGTTACTCCTATACCAGAATCATTCTTCAAGTTCCTTGAGTCCAATATCAGCACGTTACAGCAATCATTCGGCACACAAGGTCTCACGGCACAGCAACAGAATGAAGATACGACAGCCCGTGGAATGATTCTCAATCAGCAACGTGATAACTCACGTATCGGCGGGGCGATCAACGAACGAATCGAGATGGTAGCGAAGAATGTGTTTAACTGGTGGGTGCAGGAATACTGCGTGTTCTATGACGTAAAGCATTTCGGTTCTATCCTCGGCATTGTCAAAGGCGTTGAATACGTCGAACTGTCAGGGATTATGATGGACAGGCAGCTCATCGTATCTGTCGCACCTGATTCAATGAAACCGAAAGATGAACTGACCGCGATGAACCAAGCGCAGTCGTTGTGGGACGCACAGGCACTCGGTCTCAAGACATTCCTTACGCTTCAGAAGGTCTCAGATGTAGAAGAAGCAGCAGAAGACGCATTGCTATGGAAAGTAGGCGTCATGCCTTATATACAGATTCAATTCCCAGAACTATGGCAAAAACTCCAGATGCTCCAACAGGGAGCGCAACAACCTCAAGGCCAACAGCCCGCCGCTGGCGCATCTGGAGCCCAGCCAGCTCAAGGTGAACCGCCTGCGACTGGCGGCGAACCGCCATCGGCATCACTTTCACAAGCGCCTCTGCCTCAATAGTTATCCACATATACAAATTATTCGTGTTGACAAAAAACATATATACTATCGGTATGGCAAACTCTAAAACAGCAGCATTGAAAGGAACAGCAGCAGCACGTAAGACTGATAATCGTTTTATCCCCAAGATTGGTCAGGAAATTAGAAGGAACGGCGTGTCTCGAATGGGACGCATCGGTAATGATATGAGGAATAAATAATGTATGGTAGACAAACTTATCGCAGACGATGTGCAGAAGATTGTCGGAAAAGGTGAGAAGGTTGCCCCAGTGAAATCCGTGAAATTAAAAGTGAAATTCGATACTAAGAAAGGAGCTAAGACTAAGGCTCTTAAAGGAGAAAAATAATATGGCAGACAAATTACTTGGTAAGACAATAGAACGAAATAAGGATGTGCTCGTTAAGGGTGCAAAGAGTAAGGCGTTGAAAGGAAGACTTGATACTAAATCAGGGGCACGCGATGTAACGAAGTCATACAAAAAGATTCATCCTGAATCATCTGTACATGGAGTGCATGATGTAATGCGAAAATAACTATGTCCAAAGCTAAATCAAAAGCACTCAAAGAACGTAAGGTCTCAAAAGTGATGCACGAGTTTGGTGAAGGCAAGTTGCACAGCGGCAGTAAGCATGGCCCTGAAGTAACGAACCGAAGGCAAGCGATTGCAATAGGATTATCAGAAGCAAGAAAGAAATAATATGAAAATCACACTCAAAATCGACGGTGTAGACAAAGACTTCGAGCAGGTTGTTCCTGTTGCCGATTCGGTTGTCCAAGCACCTATTGAGGTTGTTGCCGAAGCATCAGTTGACGCACCTGTTGATGAAACAGCGACTGCGTAGTTCTCTCCCAATAACAATAAAAAACACGCCAGCCCACTTCGGAGATTCTGAAGGGGATATAAGTTTACGACTGGCGTTGTTCTTATATCTTCCTCAGAGTCTCCCGAATAGGGAGATTTTCTGGTTCTTAGCCATCCAGCGAGGCACGCGAAAACTATGATTAACCATCTTTGATAAAAAGATATGCCAAATGAACAGACAGAATTGCAGAGGCTCTTTAAGAGACCAGAGGACTTTATTCTTCCCCAAGCTGAACAAAAAACCTCAGAGAATGAGGAGATACCGGAAGATATAAAGAACCGTCATATCAGGCGATTGGAAGCACGATTGCAAGCTGAGAAAGAAGCAGCTATCGCACGCGAAGCTCGCATTGAGGCGTTGTCAGAAGCCCAGAAGTTCCGAGAGGATACAGGCAATGACGAATTGGATACGATGGTAGCCCGCATCTACGGCACAGACAAGCCAGAGAATGCAGCCGCTACCGAACTGCTCCAGAAAGCCCTCAAAGGCTACAGCGAACGTGCGAAAGAAGAAGCTATCAGGACGCTTCGAGAGGAGTTCCAACAGCAAAGCCAAGAAGAAGAAAAGGAAGTACAGACCGTCAATTCCTACATCGAACAGATTGAGGATACCTACGGCATCGACCTTTCTTCAACTCAGGCGGCAAGAGAACGCCAGCAAGAGTTCCGTGACCTTTGGTTCCGTCTTTCACCGAAAGATAGGAATGGAGATGTCACCGAATATGCTGACCCATTCGAGGTGTATGAAATCTTCTCACAGCGACAGCCCCAGAATCGCGCTCAGACAGTCGCCGCACGCGGTATGACGCGCTCCACTACTTCAGAGGCTTCCGCAGCAGAAGATGCCACGGTCAAATATCTCCGTGAAAATGGAATACTCGACCAGTGGTAATTAACAAACTTAAATTAGCAATAACATTATATGCCTCCTAGCCAAAATGTTTTGTCCACGACGAACCAGTACTTGGCTCGTTATTGGATGGACTTGGTTCTCCGTGACAACTATTTCTTCGGAAAAGTGATGTCCCGTGAGATGAAAAAGTCATGGCGTGGCTCGCAAGCATTGGTTCCGATCAAATACCAAAAAGGTGTTCCGACGGTCGCATTCAATGGTTTCGACCTCTTGCCTATTACTCAGATTCCTCAGACGGTCAACATGACCTTCTACCCGACGTTCTGTGCTACCAACGTAGCACTCGCGGGTTCTGACCTCTCAATCAACGAGGCAGAAGGAAATGGCGACCTGCAGACATTGAAGCTCATGCAGCAAATGATGAAGTCACGCGCACAGGACGGTTCCGATGACATCGGTAACTTCTTACAAGGCGACGGCTCGTCATACGGTGGCAAGGCTCCGATGGGTCTCGCAGGTATCGTTGACAACGGTTCCGACCTAGCCAACTACGGCGGCCTTTCGCGCACGACCTATTCAGGTCTTAATGCGACTGTCACCGCTTCGAGTGGTACAATATCGCTTCTTAAGGTACGAACCCTGTGGAATAACATCAGTGATGGGCCGGTCATGCCGAACTTCATCCTGACCGATTACACCACTTGGGGTTACTTTGAAGCACTCCAAGTTTCTTTCCAGCGCAACAATGGGTACTTCGGTTCCCGTGGCGACGCGAAGGATATGACAGCATCCACTGGCGGCTATGCCGAGCAGATTTGGGATGGCATGGTCATCTCTCGCGACAAGAAAGTTACGGCAGGTAACTTCTACATGCTCAATCTTGACTTCATCAAATGGTACTCACTCAAGTGGTGGGAAGGCCAGAGGGTGTCGGCGATGGGCAAGGACAAAATCAAGGGCAATGTCTATGTGAACGACCTCTATGCGAATAGTGATACGTTTACATGGACTGAGTTCATCCGCGCTTACAACCAAGGAACCGTCAATGGTTTCATGATTGTCGGCGGTCAGCTTATTTGTGAAGCACCGTTCCGTCAGGGCGTACTCACAGGTATAACTGGTTACTAAAAGTTAAGCGTCAAAGGTCATCCCATGCGGACAGACCACACGCCACCTAAATAACTTATGTCAATCGGTCATCAAAGTCCTCAAAGTTCTCTTCCACCTCTGTCTCAAAAGCAGATAAACACAACCACATGGGGTTCTGGTGGAAATACCATGACGATTACAGACCCATACATCGTGAGCAACTCACAAGTTGATGCTTGGGTTACGGGAAGCATCCCGCAATCAGGTCAATGGGCGTACGCTGTTACGAATGGACAATGTGTCATCACATCGTCAGATTCTGAAAATTCAACATTACCAGTCTCTTATGTCATCTACTAATATGTCAAAAACAACAATCGGTTTCTTGTCTCTGGCGGTAGTAGGGGCGATATTCGGGACAGTAGCGTTCTTTGGTCTGTCTCCCTTCATTAAGACGGTAGTACAAATCTACGGAACGAGTGCTCAAGGAAGCACGGGATTTACATCACGCCAATTCAGTGTGTATGGTGTTAATCTCGGTGCTCCAGGTGTAAATGCAACGTCTTCATCTATCCTCAACAACACTGGTGATGACGTCTATATCACCGCCGTTAAAGTCGGATGTGAGGGTGTTGGAACTTCTAAGGCTGCGTATTCCGGTGGGGGACTTGCAAGATTGTTATTGTCAGTTGCCACGACATCAACAGCAGCACCAGCCGCACAATCAGCGGCTCTCGTCGGAGGTACAACCTTTACCATCGCTACCTCGTCAACTAACTTCACGTATGCGACTTCAACTTCGTCATGGGGAGCAGCTACGACGACTAACATCTGGGCAGCAGGCTCGTACCTGACATTCACTACGAATGCTACGAACACAGCAGTCTGTACATTCGGTGTCGATGGATTCACCTCGTAATTATTAACCATTAAAAATAATCATCTATGAGTTTCATCTCAGAAAAAGGAGCAACAGGTGTATTGCCACTGTTCAACACCTCGAATGATACTTCTCTCGCCACGTTGGTCGGGTCACGTTATGACACGTCCGACGGACGCGAGGTAGTTCTCGTTCAGAATGGTGGAACAGCAATAGTTCCTGGAAAGCTCTATCAGGCTCCTGTAGCAGTTGGAGCGAATCATCAGAATCTCGTTGT